GTCATCCTCTGAATCCAAATCACTTTCCAAATCACCAGCAGGTAGTTCACCTGGCAATGGTGGTTCATTGCCTAGTGTCATACCTTGGTCTGGTTGTTCTCCAGCAAGCACTCGAGCACCATTATCCAATGCGTCACGGGCACCATTTAAAGAATCCATCAAACCTTGTAAAGCGGCTGTAACGGTCTGTTTATAACTATCGGCTTGTGCAGTTCCGATCTGATCACGTATAGTGTCTAGTAAAGGAGGAAGTTCTTCATTCATCATTTTACTAGCGTCCGTGATCATGTCCTGGACACTGTCAACCATATCTTTAGCGGCCAGTACTGCTTCTGCAGTTTCTAGTTCGCCCTCTAATAGGGTTTCGTGTTGGTCGAGCCATGCTGTAAGTCCTTCACGAACCATAAGCATTTCCATATACTTAGGATTTTTTTCTGCGGTATGTATACCGTAGCTTTTTCTAATTTTGTTTAAGCTCTCGTCTAAAGCAATGCTTAGACGTTGTGCTTTTGCATAAGATAATTTATCATAATCTATAGCAAATCCGAAACGACTTTCCATAACGCGGTTTAGTCGCTTTGTTTTTTGTGGTGCAAGTTCTTTTAAATTCATATTAAGGTTTCCCAGATTTTTATATATTTAGCAGAAGTGATCCTTTTCTCCAAATCATTTCGGGCGGGAGAAAGCTTCATTCGCACATTATTATATCTGCTGAGCCAAAGATCTAGTTTAAAACTATCTTTTTTTCCCGGGGAATTTATTTTCTTAGAATAGAATTCACATTCATCATAAAGTCTAGCGACTTTTATATCTGCATAAAGCAGCCCGTCCGCTAGCCTATACTGTTTTATTTTAGTAAGAGCCGTGTAAAATACAGCGGCTTGCTTACTATAAAATGTGTGTACAATTTCTTTATCTCTTGTTACTTTATACTTGTGAGTATCAATATGCTGAATAGCGTAATTTCCTATGATCCATAACTTATTGTTTATTGGAATTAATATAGGTTTATCAAGTACGTATCTTATGTAATTGAGTTCAGATCTTGCCCAATGATTTATCTTGTGAATTGCAAGATCTATTAGGGTTTTACCTATTTCGTCTTTTATAAGTGATTCGGCCGTTTTCATTTCTTCTTGTTAATAGATTTTTGTTCACTAGTTGATTAGCCATGAGCTGCTGTCTCTCGTCCATATCACTTTTGGCCATTACAGGTGTTTCTTCATCGAATCTAGACAGCATGTCTGCTTCTTCATTCGTGACGGCCACATTTATTTGCTTAGTAAGTTCTACAATTTTCATTTTGACGCTAAATGAATCAAAAGACTAATAATAGCAGTAAACATAACTCCTACAATGGTAGTCCCAATAGCTATCATTTGTTTATTAATGCCACCTGTTTTGTTTGTGATACTATCTTTAATGTCCACAATGTGACGTTCAATGGTAGTCATACGCTCGTCTAAATTGTCGAGTTTATTTTCCAAAGCCATATACCTTTCCGCACAGAGTTCTACGTGCGCTTCAAGGTTTTTCTTTTCAATATCGGTGGTTTTGCTCATAATACGCCTTAATCAGCGATGCTTTAATTTGTTGCCTAAATGTGCCGTAAAAAGAAGCCTTGATGGTGCCGTAGCATCAACTAATATTTAGCTCTCCTGCGGAGAAGAAATGTATGTTTTTTAAAGACCCGTAACTATGAAATAACGGTAACATAAATCTGGCTGTTTCATCCAACCCTAAGATTATAGGAACTTGCTCAAAATCATGATAAAGTTGATCTATGGAGTAAACATCATTGTGCTCGGAATAAAATTTTAAACCCCAGCATGATTGGGGGTAAGGCATTTCATGATAAAACTCGCCAAAATATTTTGTTATACTGCTATTTTTCTGAAAGTTTATACTATCAATTCGAACCGGACCTTCTACTATTATGGGCTGTGTTTTTAAACTAAGAACTTGAATAACTGTTTCCCAATTTCTCTGCTGATCTCTTTCTTTGTTATTACCACGAAGTTCGCCAGTTTCTGTTATGTCCACCAGAGTTGTTAAAACAAAAGAATTTTTCATACAGTTATTTATAGCCAACAAAAAAGGCAGCAAAGCCGCCTTTTTGTTGTTTCATAAAACTACTGATTATGCACCAGCGGCTGTTACAAAACGTAGACCAGGTTGTGCAACCTTAACGCCAGTTAGGTTAACTGTGCTTACTGTACCTAGTGCAACAATGTTAGCTTGTAGATCAGTTGCGTTCCAGCTGCTGTCTTCAACGACAACACTGATAAGACCGTTAGTAACACCACCAATACCTGCATTGTCAACTTGATATGCAAGCAATGTGCTGTTCAAACCAACTGTGCGTAGAATTGCTTCAACTGCTTCACCGGTTCCTAGTGCTGTTGTGAATGCTACGTTAGCATTGATACTAAAACCCTGGATTGGCTTACCAATACCAGTGCTGATAGCAACACTGTTAGAAGTTGCTTCTGTGCTTAGAGCAATGTTACCAACGCTAACTACGTTTTGTGCATTACCATTTGTACGTGTAAAAACTGCCATTTTATTATTTCCTTTAAAAATTCTGCGACTTAACGCATGTAAATATTTATGCCTTTTATATTTTTTTGGCTGTTAATCAGCTTTTCTTCCAAGCTTTGGTAGCAGAGAAATTTTGTTTGCTGAACTCTAATCTATCCACTAGTTTTACAGCCCCACCGTCGTGTCCTATTGCCACAAATCCTTCGGGTGCCGTTACTTTATACCCATTGTCTGTTTTAATAAAAGTACCAATACTTTCTACTTTTTGTATTTTGCTTAGTATCATTAATTTAAGTTCAATGATGCGTTTATATATTGCTAATACGCCAAGCAGAGTGTTACTGTTATCTTCTATAAATCTCTCGTTTTGCTCTATTTTTGCAATTCGTGCTTTGGCGGCTGCACTTTCAGGCCCGCCTTTAAGTTTAGTGATTTCTGTTTCTTGTTTATTTTTATAATAAGCTAGGAATTTATTTAAGAAAGATATAGGTTCTCCTACTTGTTCCCCGGCCCTTACCATATTGTTTATAAATGGTTTAATATAATTTGCAAACTCTGGATTTCCTAAAATAATGTCAAATTTCCCTGCATTTATTTTCTTTAAGGTTATTGCAGCTTGCCCAATGGTTCTAGATATTTGGCTGTTTTCCTCTGGAGTCAAACTGGCGATACCTGTATAATCTTTATAAGTTGCATCATCAAACCAAACATCATTGGTTCTGTTTAACCCGGCGACTTCAGCCCCAAAACTGGCTGTCATTTCTGGTAAGCTAGAACCTTCGTAGGCAGTGTGAAAAATTATCCCCATTTTAGCTTTGGCGATTCTGCTGCCCAATTCACTTGATACTGGTACTGCGTAAGTTATTGTGTTTGGAGTAAAAAAATAAACTTCTTCATTGTCGATAACGCCTGTTTGCAGATCTCCGGGAGTAAACATTAAGTCTCCCTGCAATACGTTACCAATTCCCAATTTGGGCAAATACTTTAGTGCTATAGAAAGTTTAGTAGCAAGCCCTTCTTGTTCACCATAAAACTTGGTAATATCTTTTTGTGTTTTGCAGGCTTTGGAGTCCCTACTAAAGACACTTTTAGTTCCTACAAAAAATTTACCGTCTGCTGGGTCAATACCACAAATAATTGCGGGAGCACCGTCCCATTTGACTGTTACTTTGGTGGTTGTTCCTTTACCGTCAGCAAACATTTGCCTTAGGCCTTCTAAGTAATTTAACGCACGTTGAGCACCAGTATATCCTTCATTGAAGATCAGATCTTCAATGTGCTCCAGATGTAAGTTCTTACCCTCGGCTCCTTCTAATATTAACCACCTTGGCGGTGTTTGGCGGATTTCAAATAGTTTCATAATTTGCTCAGTTGTTTATTTAAAAATTGCGTCATTTCAGGGCTCACCTCCTTGCAGCAGGAGTGGTTGAGACGGTGTCTCTAAAGTTACTCTCTGCTGTTGCTATATCTGCTTGCTGTGTTAGGAATGCGTTCCAGGTAGAATCTACAGGATTTCTATTCCCGCGTTCATGCCATAACCCGTCGTCGGCCACATAATATATTTGTTTACCGACCTTCAGAATCATTGGCTCGCCTGTGCCGAGTACACTAACACCATCAGCCAGCCCTGGAGTTAATTCTGGACCTTGTTGTGCTTGTTGTGCTTGTTGTGCTTGTTGTGCTTGTTGAATTTCTTGAGACGATTGATTTTGTGCTACCCACAATACTGCATTAGATCTAATTTTTGTTAACTCTCTAAAATAGTTTAATACAGTTTTATTATCAATTTTGCCAGGCAAAGGTTCAAATTGAATAGTTTGAGCAATGTATGCTTTTATAGCATCTTCTTCGCCGCCTGCAAAAAATTGTAATCCAAAATCACGCAAAGAATTTCTTACTGTTTGAGGATTAAATGTTCTGGGGTCATTTATATCAATGCCTTGTTCGCCCATCTGGAATTCAAAATTTGCCAATGCTTGTTTAGGCAACTCTCGATTTATTTTAGCTAAATCTTGGGTAGTTTGTTTTAATTTACGTTGTATACGTTGTTTAGTTGTTCCAACATCGCCTGTGCCGCCCGCGGCCATATCCAACCCCCGAATAACTCCAGTTGCGGCATTGCCGGCAGCACGGCCCAGGCCGCGGCCTACATTCTTAATTCCTTGCCAAATACCAGCTTCGGATATTACTTCATTTACTTTCATTGGTTATCCTTTTGATCCCTCTACTAAATTTAGCTGTGTCCTGGGATCGTATGCTGTTAATTAATCTACGTTCTAATTCCTCAGATTGTTCTTTATCGTAGTTTTCACGAATAAAATTAATAAGATTTATGGCGCCAGTGATGACATGATTAGCTCGACTTTCCACAAGATTTTCTTTATCTTTGTGTAATCGTAACAAATCTAGTTCTTCTAATAGACTACGAGTTTTTTTCTGCAAAATACTGACTCCGATTTGTTATATTTAGTTTCTTAGCTAATTAAATACCTATAAATATTTCATGTTAGATTCGTTTTGTGTGATGCCTTTTTATGGGGCCGAGTATCAATATAATAACTATACCAGCCCTTGCTGTTTAATGACCCCGCACAATATAAATTCTGTCAGAGAAGACATGCTCAGTAATAAAAAACCTGAGTGTTGCAATACATGTTGGAAATTAGAAAAAAACGGTATAAAAAGTGACAGGCAAAGTAAAAACGAATCATTTGATTTTTATAGTGACATTGACATCAAACAAGTTTTTGAAAGTTGTAAAAATGGACAATTTAGCCCGCAGATTATAAAATTATATACATCAAATTTATGTAATTCTGCCTGTGTTACTTGCGGCCCACATTTTAGCACACATTGGCAATCTGTTAAAGGAATACCCATTCAACTTAATTCCATCACTGATAATACTTTAAATAAAATAGATTTTTCCAAAATAAAAATGTTGTCTATATTAGGGGGAGAACCTTTATATGACAAAAATATATTCAATATTTTGCAAAGATTAGTGGATCAAAATAATGCCAATTGTTTTATTAGTTTTGTAAGCAATGGCAATGTAAAACTAACTGATTCTCAAATTAGTTTGCTATCTAAATTTAAAAACTCTGATATATGTGTTAGCATAGACGGTATCGGTCCGGTATACGAATATATGCGTTATCCTATGAAATGGGAAGATTTAAAAACTAATATAAAACAATTTAAAAAAATCTTCAAATACGTAAGTGTTAGTTATACATTGAGCAATGTCAACGTGCTATATTATGATGAAACAGTGGCGTGGTTTAAAGAGAATGATCTGCCTTTCAATCATAATTTAGTAACAAACCCTAGCTATTTCAATATAAATGCTTTACCAGAATCAGTTAAAAAGGAATATTCTTCATTGTCACATTTGTTTAGATTACACCATGAGCAAGATGATATTTTATTCAAATTAGCCGTTGACGAATTAATTAATCAAGACAAATTAAAAAATATTTCTGCTGCGGTATCGGTGCCTAAATTTATTAATCTAAGTTAAAGTATTTTGCTATCTCAGGAAATACTTCTTTCCAGTTGTTTTTCCTACGAGGTTCCCACTGTTTAATAAATTCTTTAATAGATGATAGATCAGTATTCACCGGAGTGTTTCTTAAAAGATTATAAATTGGAGAATTTGATGCTATCGAATCTCTTAGTGCTGTGGGAGTTTTTGCTAAGTCCCATTCTCCCCAACAGGGATGTATATTGATTTCTGTCTTATCCCCAAGTCTGTTATCGGCAAAATAAGTATCAACCCACTTAACCATTCTGTCGTAATAAAATACATTGAATGGATTTAATGTATGGTTAATTCTAAACAATAAATTAACAGGTGCTTCATTTTTTAATCGAAGTAAATTTTTTTCAACTTGATCCCATTTAAGTGGCCAACGTATATAATCAAATTGTTTGCCGATGCCGTCCAGCGAAGCTTCGAAGTACACTAACTTAAATTTTGCCCAAAGGTCAAGTACCGATTGAGACGGATATATGCTGGCATTGGTGGTGTACCATATTTCTACATTTCCAGGATTGGGGAAATACTCTAGCACTTTAACGTGTAAATCATTGAATAAAGGTTCTCCACCAAAAAATTTAATTCTGGTCACGCCAGACAAATCCAATGATGAAAGAATACTATCAATTCGATCTTTACCAATTAAATCAGTGGGCGCATGATTAATTTTAAATCTTTTTAATTCCTTACTCCAAAGTGTACTATATTTCGAATTACACATAATACAAGCAGCATTGCATTCAAAATCTAAATTAATATCAAGAGTAGTTATTTTTCCATCGGGTATGTCTGGAGATATATCAAAACTTGCTTGTCGAAAACTAAAAATATTACTTTGTTCCTGAGTCTGACAGATCTTACACCCCGGGATCCATGTATCAACATTGTAAAGATCTTTTAAAGTGTCTGGTCCATCGAATGGGACGGCATTTTTAAACCAACAACACGGTTTTACATTGATTTGATAATTTTGCAATTCCAATGAAAACCCATTGCTTAAAAATCTGCAAAAATTATTACTCATTCTGCTTTCTTTAGTCCTGCCAACATTTGCTTAAGTTTGGCATTTTGTGCCTCTCCTGAGCCGCTGACTATGGGCTTTTCCCATGCAGGGGTTCCTTGAGCTCTTTCAAACTTTTTCAGTGTGTCTGTGTCGTCGGCGCTGGTGGATCTTGTTTTAATACTGTTCATGATACTGCCAACCTGCGGCTTCATAGTGCCTGGTGTACCCTGAGCCTCCTCACCAGGATCTGTGATACGCAATGTGTCAATGTCATAGTCCAAGTCCACTTTCATGCCCACGCCACTGCTGCTACGAGTTTTCATCAACTGTATTTGATAGCGCCCCCGCTCACGCATGGCCCTGCTAGTAAAGATACCAAACACATTATCTGCTGTATTAATTTTACTGATACCGCCCGAAATATGACTATGATCGAATTCAATCTCTTCGACTGCACTACGATTCAACTGACTTGCCGTGACCATTAGAATGTTAAACTCCCTGGCCAAGTTGCGTAGTTCTTCACTGACGTATTTGTCCTTGACAAACAAATCATTAGGGCTGACTTTAGCACTGACCGGCATGACCAGATCCAAATAGTCGACCATAATAAAATCAACTTTCTTATTTGTTTGCACTTCTAGTTCTTTCAAATAAGCACGAATCTGATTAACATTACTTTGTGCTGGCATATACTTAATACGTAGACTGCCTGACTTTTTGCCTAGCATACCAATTTTAAGTTCGACAGTGTCAAGTTCCTTAAAAACATCTTTGGTGCTGACATTTGCAGCCATACTGTCAATACGCATTGCACACAATTCCTCGCTGAGTTCTAACGACAAATAAACACCATTCAATCCAGCAACAATCCAGTTTAGTGCAATGTTTTGCATGAACAAACTTTTACCCGAACCCGAGCCGCCTGCAAAAATGTTTAATTCACCTCGGTTCATACCCCCGAACAATCTTTTGTCCATGGTAGGCCAACCAGTGCTAACTTGCCCGTTGTTGCTTTTGATTTTCATTAATCGAGCACGGGGATCTGCAAAATAGTCTGTTCCCATGTCTTTGGTCAAACTGATTTGAACAGCATCTTTGATAATCTTTTCAATGGGATCAAAGTCACCTTTTTCAATCATGTCTGCGGCTTTAAGGACTGCTCGTTCTAATTCATATTTTTTAGTAAATCCTTCAAATTCAACCATGAACCAATCATAATGATTGCTGCCCAGATCTGGAACTGGTTTTAAATCTGTGCCAGCCACTGCCTTAATTTGATCAAATGTGGGCATGGCTTTGTGGGCACTTACGTGGTCTTTAATAAACTTTGCTGCCTCTCTGAGACTGCGATCAAAGTTTTCAGGATTATAGATATTTTGTACACGTACATAACTTTCGGAATTCTGTAACATCATTTCCAGGAATAATTTTTGAAGGTCAACACTGTATTCTTTTGTCATATTTTATTTGCTAATAATTTAATTTTTAGTGGATTAGATTCTCTTGCATCCAGGATAGCTTTCATAACAAATAATTTTCCGTATAGTTCAACTGCGTGATTAATATCTTTAGCAGTATCTTTCCATATAGGAAAACTCACAGCCCATCCATATTCTATAGCTCTATTAATAGTTTGTTGCCCGGGCCATACTTCTTTGCCTTGCTTGTTGACATGTTTATCAAAGTCCGGAACTACAATTACTTCTCGACCCAGTGCTTCGATTAATTCAGCTTGTTGTTCGCTGATGTCATTGGTCTGTGTGCTTACACCATCCACGCTCATGGCATCAAAAGGTCCTTCGCAGACAATTACGAATTTACTGTCTGATTTTTGTTCATCTAAATTAAAAACAAAATGAGCAGGATGATCGCTGTAATATTTGGGCTTTATGCCATCATTAAATGACCGAGCTGTGTATCCTACAACATTGCCTTTGTATTTAAAAGGAATTATTACCCTATGACTTAATTTTTGTTCTACTTCAGGTGACCAATAGAATTCATATTTTTTTAAATCTATTTTTCGATTACTGACATAATTTACTGCTTCCATAAAAGACTTAGGGAAATTTTTATCAGCTAATTCGTAGAATTCTGCCAGTGCCATAAAACTTAATGCTTCTTTTGGTAGAGTTCTTGGAACAAATGATATGTCTTCCTCTGGCAGTTTAATATCTTCGGGTCGTATTAATTCTTTAACTCTCAGTGCTTCGACCACTAGTCGTTGTACTTCGTTGGTGTCTGCCCCTAACCAACTAAGAAATTTTCGATATTTGAAACTCAGTGGTCTTCCAGGCTGATAACCAGTTTTGAATCCGCAGTTAAAACAATGGTAGGACACCCCACCGTCAGTATTGGTAATAACCCCGCCGCGGCCTCGGGTATCTGTGTTATCACCATTATGGTGACAGCAAACCGCATTGAAACTTAACCATCCACTTTGGCTGCGTTTCTTCTTAGGTGGTAGTATACTCAGCGTGTAATCTTGAACCGCATTAAACATCAGTGTAGTTTATATGAATATTTGAAAAAAATCAAATAGTTTGGTGTTCGTTAGATTTTAACGTACAATCCTGTCAATGAGCTAGTAGTTGAATAAAATTCTAAAATATAACTTTGGCCAGCTGTGCTTGATATTGTGGTAGAACCTGTGCTAGTGTGGTTAGCACTAATGCCGCCTAAGTTTAATGTATCTGTGCCAGAACCGTCGCCTTTTTGTGCAATTAGTCTAAGACTACGACCCGGAATAATGTTTGCATATGCCACAGTTAGTCCGTTATTCCAAACACAATGAACTATGTCGTCGTTACTAAAATCTAATGTTATTGTACCGCCGTCCGCGATCGTGCCAGCATCTCGCAATTCGTGAGTATAATGTCCGGACATAGTACCAGTAACTACAAGATTTCCTGCAGACACATTGGCGTCGACAGTCAGTGAAGTTAATGTTCCTACACTAGTAATATTAGTTTGTGCCGGAGTTAAGATAGTGCCTAATAGGTTACCCGAAATATTACCGCTAGCAGTAATAGTGCCGGAAGTGGTAAATTTGGTAGCTGTAATGCCATTGGCTACTGTGACATTGGCAACATCAACACGAGCCGATGCAGGACTACCAACGGGTGTAACAGTAAATGTTATCGAACTTCCTTGTGCTGTGGCTGTTTGATTTTCCAGTGCCGTAAAGCGCATCTGCGCCATGGCCACGTTGCCAACATTGCCGCCGTTTAGATTGGTTGCTGCTGTGGCATTAATACGTAGTACGTCTTGCCCTGCCAGTACTTGTGTAGGTGCTGCAACGTTGCCATTGAATCGCCGAGCCACCATGGCAACATATTCGTTGTTTCCATCGTAATATAATCTTGTAGGTGTTCCGGGATTGCCAGTAATATGTATCATGGCGCCCGCTTGGCCCGGAGTTATAAGATTACCGGTGGCTGATCCAATGATTTCAAAGCCGCCGGCCAATGGATCTTCGACAGGTATTGTAATGGTCAATTGCCCGTCGGACTTGGCTCTAAAAAACGGAGTTCTAGTTCCTATAGGACCATCGGGCTTGTAAAAATTAACTGCCCCAACTAAATTAATATTACCTGTGCCGTTAGTAACCAATCCTAAATCTACATTAGGATTCAGAGTAGTAATAGTTGTATCAACAAATGATAAGTTACCGATACTTAAAGGTAAGCCGGCTGTGTCGATTGTTAGTGTTCCATCGCTGGCAACATTTGCGCCCGGGCCAGCTTTAATGCCACCTATTATCACATTAGAAGCAACTGTGTAAGGTATTGGCACTCCGCCTGGTGTTACTCCGTCGCTTAAACGAATAACACCGTTGGCATAGTTATAGAATAAAATGCCTTTTTCCCCAAGGTAAGATTCTACATTGGGTACATTGTTAACTCTACTTGCCTTAATCTTACCAATATTACCAGTGGACATTTAATTATGCATCCAGTACGTCATTGTCGTCACCAGCATTGTGCATAACACCAGCTAGACGTTTTATTTCCTCTATTTCGGAGTCAGTCTTGTTACCTTCTGTTGGACCAGGATCAAATCCAGGTTCGCCTTCATCGTAGTAACTAGAAACATCAACTGCTTTCTTTAATAATTCCAATTTTTGTTGCAGAGGAGCAACCATGGTGATTGTGTCAGTATTATCATCTAGTTCAGGCTCAATTTGATGCAGTCGACCCGACGCGGTGATATCGGCAGGTGCTTGTTCTTTGTTGCTGAATGCGGCCAGCATGTTAGCTGCGGCTTGGATAAATTCATGTGATTTCATAGTATTATGCGTTCAAAAATGTTGTGCTGTTTTGATTTACTGCACTCTGATAAACTGTACCACATTCTGTCAGTGTAATAGCAGTGCTGCCGCCTGCAACTGGTAAAACTGAAATTTTGTTTCCGATGCCCGTCATGTTTATGTATGTGGGAAAGTTTGCGGGAATCATTGCGCCCACATTCGAAGTAAGTGTTGCCGGTGCATTAATAGCGTAAACACAGGCTGCATTTGCTACTATTTTAACTTTTGTACTGGCTATTGTGTTAGTGTTACCAGCTACATTTGCCGCTGTTGCTGTTACTATTGTATATGATGCCATATCTAAAATCCTGTTATTATTGTTATTTATAT